CTGCTGCGCAACTTCCTGAACCGCGACATCGCTCATCGAATCCTCCTAGTAGGGACTTTGAGCTGCTGGCGGCTCAATCGGCTCAGCACCTTTATTTTCCCACAATTTGCCATTTGGTCAATCCTCATCATCTTCGCGCTCTTCCCAGGCTTGGCAGACGCGCATGTCGTTGCAGACGAAGTCCAGCTTCTCGCAGTGGCCACGAAAGCCTGCGCCCTTGTCGTAGGAGGCCATCGGGATGCGCTCGATCTTGACTTGGGTCATCAGGCTGTTGTCGTAGTACTCGCAGTTGGAGCAGTGCTTGCGCCTTGCGTCCTTCTCGTCGCACTGCATGGCCTTGGCCAGCGCCACATAGAACGGCTTGTTCGCGCCAGGCTCATTGGTCGGCATCTCGGGGCCGTAGTTCCAGTCCTGCACGGCCGTCTCGTAGTTCTTGCGGTTTTCGGCAGTGGTCAGGAACGGCTCGTCAATGGGCAGGCCACCGAATCCGGCCACCATCATTTTGGGCATCTTTGCGTAGTCCATGTCTTACTCCTTTAGGTGATCTCGCGGCCAGACACGCGCAGAGTCAACGAGGTGGCATTGCTTGCGATGGTGCTGATGAATGCGCCAGGGTCCAGCTCTTGGCCAACCAGCTCGGGGCAGAGGTAGGTTTCGCCTGGCACGACTGTGCGGTCGTCGATGATCAGGTTGCTGTTGCCAGCGCTGCCGCCCACTTGCACCAGGTTGACGCTGAACGTGCGGTTCACCGTGTCGGTGTTGGTGACGGTGGCCTTGTCGATCAGCGCCTTGGCGGCAGTGGCCGTGTACTGCGTGGTCTGGGTGGCCTCCATCTGCTTGGGAGGCACGAGGGTTTTTACGGTGACGGTCATTTACTGGACTCCTTGGATGTTGTTGGCGACTGTGAGAATAATGGACGGAATGCCTGGATGCGGGGCTACAGCGCCAGAGGCCAGCAGACGCACGCCGAGGTCTGTAACCGAGTACATGATCTCGACGTAATCGTTTGCCTTGAGATTGAAGAAATAGTTCAGCGCCAGAAACACCTCAGCATTGTTGCCCTTGACGCGAACCTGAGAAGCCGAATCGGTGACATCGACCCCGTTCTTGCGGAACCAGAGGTAGAACTCCTCATCCGTTGCCACCGTGCTATCAAGTTGGATCGAGGTCTGAAAGTTGTAGATTCCTTCAGTGTCCACGATGACGTGCGATGTCGTGGTGCCGATGCGCACACCACTGGACAGGTCCGTGGTGTTATAAGTTACTGCGGTGGCCGTGTTGACGACGCCAGCCGTCTGCGTTGCGGTGCTGTAGAACGAGCCGTAGCGCGCACGCTTGAACTCGCGTGGTGGTGGCGACATCTGCAGGCCTTCAACGGCCGTGGCCAGTTGGCCGAGCAGTGCCAGCGCTTGGTTGGCCTTGTTCTCTGCTGACGCAATGCTGACTGACGTTTCCTGAGCCAGCGCAGCGATCTGGTCCAGCGCTAACGTGGTCTTGCCATCGATCACCGCAGAGCTGACAGCAGCCTCCTGCGCCAGCGAGGCAATCATGCCAAGCGCCTGCACAGCAGTTGCCTGGGCAGTGCCGGCCGCGATGTTGATTTCAAGCACAACATCAGGTGCGATGGCATCAACCGTTGCAAACAGCAGCTCGAACTGCCTGATCTGCTGCTGGTCGGTCAGGAACTGCGCGAGCTGGTCGCGCGTCAGGTTCAACCTGCGAGAGTAGGGTGCTGTGGCCATCAGTACGCCAGCCCTTCAATCTGCGCCTCAAGGCGTGCGAATGCGATGTGCGAGTCGCTGTCGCCACGGAAACGCTGAATGCGCCAGTTGCGCATGTTGCCCTGCTGAAACCAGGCCAGGCGCTTCTTGGTGTTGCCGATGGTGCCGGCACGGATGAATCGATCCTGGCTCCAGGACAGACCGTCCAGCGAGTAGCTGGTGCTGATCTGCGGGTCGACGCCCAGCGCCACTCTCCCGGTCAGGCTGACCAGCTCCAGCTCGTGGAACAGCGCTCCGTTGCCTTCGTTGTAGACGATCAAGGTGCCAAACTCCCAGCGCACTTTCTGACCCCAGTGCGTGCCGATGGTGTCCACCAGATAGCCGATGTTGCTGGACTGTGGATCGCCGACCAGCCACTTGTCGTAGGCCCAGACCAGATTGCGCGCACGGTACTGGCTGAAGCCGACCACGGTGGTGGTCAGCGTGAACCAGACAGCCTCGCCAAGCACCTGCGATGCCGCTCCGTCGTAGACCAGCGTGCGGTCTGGCAGGTGGACGTAGAGGTGCTGGTGAGCCTTGTCGTTGCGTGCCTCCAGCTTGACCAAGGCCAGTTGCGCCTCGGTGTAGTTCAGCAGCAACTCGTCAATCTCCTGCGTGCTGATCTTTTGTGCCGTGGCTGCAGCGCCCATGTAGATGCTTGGCGCTTCGTTGCGGCCGCTGCCAAGAAAAGCGATCTGCTCCATGTACACGCAACAGGCAAAGGTGCCGATGACTCCCTTCTGAATTTGCGCACCGTCAATGCGATTGAATGGGAAGAACTCTGCGCCAATGTTGTCGAACACCTCGATGGTGTTGCGGTTCAGTGCGTAGATTTCGTTGCGCAGCTTGAGCAGCGCCACCACAGGGTCTGGGTCGACCTCGGAGCTGCCGTATTTCAGCGGGTTGACCTGAAGCGGATTGGACAGCTCGGTGACCACCAAAAACTCGCCGTCGGTTGTCATGAAGTAACCATCAACCCAGACCACATCAAGCACAACTCCCAAGTCTGGATCGGTGTTCTGCGTCAGTGTGGATGCCAGAGGGTCCCAGTAGTACAGGCGGCCACCGGACGCAATAGCCAGCAAGTCGAAACTGTAGTCAAACGTCACCAGCGTGTTGACAGGGCCGCCAACGTCACCCAGCACGGTCACAGTGCCGTTGCTGCTGATCTCCACCAGCTTGGTGCCCATGACACGATACAAACTGTCGCGCCAGTTGACGCCGCCACGGTCCACGCCTGGGCCGCTGCCGTTGGCCACAATGCCGTCTCCAGGACGCAGAAAGCCATTGCTGATGCCGGACTGCTTTGGCACCGGCACCATGTTGACCGGGTAGCTCGTGCGCAGGTCAGGACCGTTGTCGGTGTAGATGCCGTTCAGGATTGGTATCTGCATGGCCTCACCATTTCACTTTGTCTGCCCAGTAGGCAGCGCTCATCTTGCCCTTGGCAATGTTGCCAGCGTGCCGAGCCTTGAACGACTCGCGCCGCGCCTTGTCGGCTGCACTCTCGCCTTCCTTCTTTGGAGACCCAGAGACTCCCTGCTGGCCGAACCGGATCGTCTTGACCTGGTCGCCAGCCTTGGCCACGACGACGTGGCTCTTAGTCGGATGCGATGGCGTGCGCTTGGGCTTGTTGAAGCCCTCCACGCCAATGCGCTCCAGCCTGGGGTCTTTCTTGGTAGCCATGATCAGGCGATCCGGTACCAGGAGTTGGTCGCCTGCACAAAGCGCATGCGAAAGAAATCAGTGGCAGACAGAGTTCCTGGCGCTCCATAAAGTTGCGCCGCGCCGTTTCCATTCAGTGTAAAGCCCGTGATCTGCTGGGTGGTCGTCACCAGCACCTCGGTGCCGTCAGGCGTCTGGGTGTTCAGCGGAAGCGTAACGGTGCCCAGCGCCAGCGTGCCGGCCGGCTGGATCAGCATCCACTGCTGGTCTGCCACAGGTGTCGGCACTGCAATGTTGAAGCCAGTTCCAGGGGTGTAGACGTTGGTGGCCAGCGTTGGGCTGGCAAACGTCTGCTGGAAGTACTGCAGGAGCTGGCTGATGGGCAGGCGTCGTGCGTCGCCATTGTTGGGGACGTAGACGGGAATCTGGTCGCCAGGAGAGACCTGTGCCAGCAGCGGGAGTTGGTTGATTTGCGGCATGGTGCTCGCTCCTTTAGTTGTACTCGATAGGGCCGTCTGGTCCAGCGGTCACCGGATAAACGGGGTTTCCCAAGAATGGGTTGTCGTACACGCGCCAGGGCTTGTTTCCAGCGCCAGATGGCAGCGTGTTGGGGAACTGCTGCTCCAGCGGGAACGTGGCACGCTGCAGGAGGGTATCGTAGCCCTGCTTGGCCGTAGCCTTGGTCTCCGGCATCACCTGCTTGCCGTAGCTCGGAGCCAGCCGGATGCCCAGGCTGCAGATAATCGCCTCGTAGGCCGAGTCCGGGACGCTGGTCTGCTCGTCGATGCTGCCGTCCTGGGGGCTGGCCGGGATCGGATAGCCCAGCCGGATGCCCTTGCCGTTCCAGTCGGCCATCATGGCATCGAGCCTGCGCCTGGCGGTCTCAAGCTGCTCTGGCTGCAGGTCGAACACATAGGACGCAAGGCCGATCTCGGTAAATGCGGCCTCAATAAATTGGCGCTTGCTGTAGCCCATGTCAGCCTCCCTGCTGCATTGCAGTGGCAATCAGGCCACTGAGCTTTTTGTTTGATGTGCGACCGTTGAATGGTATTCCCAACTCGGTGGCTTTTGCCTCCAGCTCCTCGCGGGTGACCGGCGCATCGTCTTGCGGCACCTCTTCAGGCACTGCTGCTGCCGCCTTGGCACGCTGCTCTGCACTCCACTTCGGGTCGAGCTTGTTGACCGGCTTTGGAGGCTTTGGCTTTGGGACTCGTTTGGGCAGCGGCTTGGGGACGGGCTTTTGGTAGACGAAGCCGGATGCCTCGTCTGCTGCCTCAATCTTCAGGTGCCAGCCGGCTGCCAGAGCCTGGTCGCACTCTGCTTGATCCTTGACCACACGCATATCGGCGCGCTTTCCTGGGCGTGCCGGTGGCGTCTTGTAAAGCATGCGTGGGTATTGCAGCATCATTTCCTCTTCGCTGTCTTGGCTGAGGCCACAAAGTCGGCCTTGGTTGGTGCGCCCTTGGTCCCAGGCTTGCGCATGCGCTCAGGCGTCTTGCCTGCGGCCTTCTGGCGCTCAATGCGCTCGCGCTTGGCGTGGATGTTGGCGTACAGGCCGGCCTTCATTTCTTGGCCTTCATGGGCTTGGCTGGCGCTTTGCTGGGCTTGCCTGCGGCCTTGGCTGCAGTGCGCGCAGTGGACAGCGCAACGGCCACGGCTTGCTTTTGCGGCATGCCAGATTTCATCTCCTTGGAGATGTTCTTGCTGATTGATTTCTGCGAGTAACCTTTGGTCAACGGCATGGTGTGCTCCTTGTGAATGGGGGGACCGAAGTCCCCCCACCGTTAGTTGAAGATCAGGTCTGACCGAACAACAGGATGCCGGACATCTCAGGCTGCTTGTTCACGACGCCGAACAGGGTGTCAAGACGATACTTGATCGTCATGCTGTCAATGTCGTAGAACTTCTGCATCACCACCTCAATGCCGTTGTCGGTCGTGGCGCGCATCACTGCAACACCAGCGTCCGAAGGCACAGCGTAGCGACCAGGCAAGATTTCCAGAGCATCGCGCTGCCAGAACACGTTGATGCGTCCAGGCTGGGTGTTCAGGAACGTGATGGTGGCACCGGCCGCAGGGGTCGAGTTGATGTTCTGGTACTGCAGTTCAGCATCAGAGCCGCCTTGACCCGAGATGAACGGAGGCGAGATCGTGATGGTCTGACCAGCACCAGAGCCAATCGTCTGCACACCAGAGCCGGCGTTGGGCAATGCGATGACCCGGAAGGTCTTCTCTTGTCCAGTGGACTGCTTGGTGATGTGATGCACCGCCTCGACGTTGGCCACCGTGAACGAGTCTCCAATGCTGACCTGGCCGCCTGCAGCGATGTCGATCAGAATGTTCTGGAAACGGTTGTCCACGTTGATCTGACCGCCGACCAGGTTCGACGTGGCTTGCGGCACATAGAACTGGTTGGCCGTGTCAATCGTGACCTGAGTGGTCGACGGATTGGGCACGTTGATCGCGTTGGAGTAGTCCATCTTGTAGGTCTCGAACCCGGCGACCATGCCAACGAAGCTGCGCTCAAACGCAGTGTTGGACTTGTTGCCGTTGAACGAACGGGCCTGAGCACTGGCGATGTTGCCGGCCAGACCGTTGTAGTCGCGGCTGGACAGGGCCAGAGCACGGTCGTTCATGACCACGCCTTGCTCGTTCATGATGGTGTCGCACAGCGCCACATCGTCGTAGCTGCCAGCACCAGTGGGCACCGACACGACCAATGTGCCCTGCGAGGACGCCACGTTCATGATTGCCACGTTGATGTCGGAGGCCAGCTTCTGCGAGGCTGATTGGCCGAGGCGATTTTCCTGCAGTGCGTCACGCAGTTGCAGTGCGGTCATGGTCCAAGGCACGGTCTGGCTGAACCCGAGGGTGGCCGGAACTGCGAGCTGGGTCATGTCCTGGTACTGCAGCGCAATGCTGGTGCCAGGCGTGCTGTTGATCGACTGAGCGATGTAGGGCTGCGGACGCCAGATGGTGTCACGAGCACGCTCCATCATCACCTGGTCGGTGCGATAGACGCTGACGTTGCGGGAGAGGACCAGCGCATCGTTGAAGCCTTCGAGAAGGTCTTCAAACGCGACGCGCTCTTCTTTGGAAAATGCATTTGCCATGATTGGCTCCTATAAAAAAATCAGTTTCTGGATGCTGTTTGTTTCTGCCGCTTGTACTGGAGGACTTTCGTCATGTTTCCAGTGCGTGCGGCTTCATCGCGCAGCCGTTCAAGTGTTGAGTCCACCGCGCCAGATACTCGACCAGTTCCCTGGACGATGCGCTCTGGTGCGGGTGCTGCCCTGCGGTTGGTAACTTTCAATTCCTTCTCCAGTTTCGCTACCGCGAAGGCAAACTTCACGGGGTCGGTTAATGTTGCGAGTTCCGCTGCCTTTTTCGGGTTCTTGCCGAGTGCATAAATCACCAGGGCCGGATTGTCCGAGCCTTGTAGGACGATGCCTTGCTGGGTGACGTTCAAGACCTGCTGGACGGTTTCCTCAGCATCCTCGTAGTCACGCACCTTCAGCTCGGCTTTCGCCTTGCCGTAGGACTCCAGCTTGCTTTGCCAGGCTTGCTGCTGCGCTTGCTCGGCCTGTCGAACCTTGTCGGTCTCTAGGTCGTGCTGGCGCTTGCGGTCATGCCAGGCGTCCATTGCTTGCTCGTATCGATCCGCATCGTAGTCGTGGTCCTCCAGCTTCGGCTTCGGTCCCAACGTCACGACCGGCTTTTTCTCAGTCGTTGTGGCCGTCAGCTTGGCTTCGAGTTCACGAATCCGGCGCTCTTTTTCCCTGTTCGCTTTACGCAGCTCGCGCACCCATTCCGGCGCACGGACTTCCTCTTCGGCGGGGGGCGCTTCCTCGCCAATGGAGACGACAACCTCGTCCGACTCCTCCTCCTGCGTTTGCG